ATTACGAAAACTGGGGCATCAAGAAGGGTGTCATCATGGGAGATCCCAACGATGATGCAGTCTGGAATCGACTGGACGATGTGGTCAGCCGTGTGTATCGGTTCGCCAATGGGCAAGGCTTGACTATCTCCATGACCTTCGTGGACAGTGGTGGTCATAAGACCCAGAGCGTATATCGTCATTGTCGGGACCGCCTGCAAAAGCGTGTGTTTGCCATTAAGGGACAAGGTGGAGATGGTGTCCCATTTACCAAGCCACCTTCCAAGGTCAAGATCGTGGTCAATGGAAAATCCATTGGCCAGACGTGGCTGTATTCCTTGGGGGTAGATGCCGGAAAGGCAGATGTCTTCGGTGCCCTGAAAGTGCAGGAGCCGGGACCGAAATATTGTCACTTCCCCAAGGGGGCAGAGCGAGGGTATGACCTCGCTTTTTTTAATGGCTTACTTTCGGAACGGCTGGTAGTGAAGAACGAACGAGGGCGCACACGTTGGGTCTGGGAGAAGATACCGGGCCATGAACGAAACGAGGCGCTGGACTGCCGCAACTATGCGCTGGCAGCGCTACGGGTATTGGACCCGGATATGGATGCTGTGGAGCGCAGGCTGCACGGTCCATCTGAAACAAATACAGGTCAGGCACCGCAAAGGCGGCGTGGCGTACTGAAACGCTCTTCTGTCGGCGGAGATGACTGGTGAGGAGGAAACCATGAAAAACGAAAACATCAAGGGCATGGCTGGGAATATCCCGGTCTATTGTGCGTTTGACGAAATCATAGAAGCAGAACAGATAAAGCCGAACCCGCGCAATCCGAATCAGCATCCGGAAGACCAGATTGCACTGCTGGCGAAAATCATAGAAGCACAGGGATGGAGAGCGCCGGTCACGGTTTCCACTCGTTCCGGTCTGATTGTCCGTGGTCATGGTCGACTCATGGCAGCACAGCTGATTGGCTGTCCTTGCCCGGTGGATTATCAGCACTATGACTCGGAAGAGGAAGAATTGGCAGATCTGATTGCAGACAATCGCCTGTCAGAGCTGTCGGATATCGACAACAAAATGCTGGTGGATCTCTTTGCAGACATCGACACCGGTGCCATTGACTTTGACCTGACTGGCTATACAGAGGACGAATACAGAGACCTTATGCATGCCTTTTCAGAGAGTATCCATCGAGAGGAATCGTATGAGGACCCGGACGCCCATGTGGAGCCGCCTGAAATGCCAACGAGCCAGCTGGGCGATTTGTGGCTTTTGGGTGGACATCGCCTGCTGTGCGGTGACAGTACAGATAAAACATGCGTGGAAAAGCTCATGGCTGGTGAGAAAGCAGATATGGCATTCACAGATCCGCCTTGGAACGTGAACTATGGTGCTGTGAGAGAAGGCAACCCGCAGGGCTATAAGCCTCGTACCATCCTCAATGATTTCATGGGTACAGAGGATTTTAAAGAATTCATGTTCAAAGCCTTCTCCTGCCTGAACTTTGCCGAGAAGGACGGCGCTATGACCTACGTGGTCATGTCCGCCCAGGAGTGGGGCAACATGATGCTGACCCTTGCACAGAATGATTTCCACTGGTCCAGCACAATCATCTGGAATAAAGACAGACTTGTCCTTTCCCGAAAAGACTACCATACAAAATATGAGCCGATTTGGTATGGATGGAAGGAAGGCACTCGCCTTTGTCCATTGGAGGACCGAACGCAAAGCGATGTGTGGGATGTTCCGAGACCGAAAAAGAGCGAAGAACACCCGACCATGAAGCCGGTGGAACTGGTGACCAGAGCCATTGAAAACTCCAGCAAGCAGGGCGATGTGGTCCTTGACCTATTCGGCGGCAGCGGCACCACCTTGATTGCCAGCGAAATCACCGGTCGCAGCTGCAGAATGATGGAGTTGGACCCGAAATACTGCGATGTCATTGTAAAAAGATACATGCAAGTGACCGGCGATCAGGATGTTGTCCTCATCCGCAACGGAAAAGAAATCCCTGTGGAGGACACAGGGATTATGAGCGAGGTGGCGTGATGTGGCTTCCAGAACAGAATTGAAAACCCGGCTGGTGTTCCGACAAGAGGCCCTGCAGGAAGCCAGAAAAGCATATGTGGCGCTGTTAAAGGGTCAAGTACAGCGGTACACCATAGACAACCGGGAACTGACCAAGTTCGACCTTCCAGACCTTTGGGACACCATCACCGAACTGGAGAAGGAAGTGGACGGTCTGGAAGCTGCTTTGATGGGCAGCGGAAAGCGCCGTAAAGCCTTCGGTGTGGTGCCGAGGGATTTCTAAGCTCGGAGGTGTCCAATGAAGAGAAACGTGCGGGGGTTTTCGTCCCCCATCCAAAATAAAGGATATTCTCATTCCGGTGCCAGCACCACTAAGAAAGCACTCAAAGGCTTCACCGTTTCCAGCGGCAGTCCGGCAGAGGATATCAACGCAAATAATTACACGCTGCGGCAGCGATCACGGATTCTATACCAATCTGCGCCCATTGCAACGGCTGCTCTGAAGCGGCAGCGAACCAATATTGTGGGTGCCGGTCTCCGGCTGAAAGCCACCATTGACCGGGAAACCTTGGGTATGACAAAGGAACAGGCAGAAGCATGGCAGCGGCATACACAAGCGGAATTTAACTTGTGGGCAAGCCGGAAACAAGCCTGTGATGCCACCGGCGTGAATAATTTTTACGGTATGCAGCAATTGGTCGCATTGGCATGGCCCATGAGCGGAGATGTCTTTTCCTTGATTAAGTGGAAAGAGCCGACGTCCCTCATGCCATACTCCCTGCGGCTTCATATTCTGGAAGCAGACCGTGTGCGAACACCGGAAGATGGGATGGCGCTGCCATTACCTATGTCCGGCATGACCACCGCCCAGCTGAAAAACGGACACACCATCTATGATGGCGTAGAGGTAGACAGCAGTGGAGCTGTTGTGGCTTACCATATCGCCAACACACACCCATACCAGTTGGATGGGACAGAGACCAAGTTTGTACGGGTGGAGGCATACGGCAAAAACACCGGGCTACCCAATGTCCTGCATATCATGGACACAGAACGTCCCGAACAATACCGAGGTGTTCCGTATTTGGCACAGGCTATTGAGCCGTTGTTGCAGATGCGCCGGTATACAGAAGCCGAGATCACAGCAGCGGTGGTGCAGAGTTTCTTCACTGCTTTTATCAAAACAGAGGCTGGCTCCAATGAGATTCCGTTTAATGAGGTGGGCGGAGATGGTATCCGAGAGGTCAGTCAAGACCCCAATGAGCTGGAAATGGGCGCAGGCACCATCAACGTGCTGGAACCGGGAGAAGATGTAGAGTTCGGCTCCCCTACCCATCCCAATACAGGTTTTGACCTATTTATGCGCTCTTTATGCGAACAGGTTGGTGCCTGCTTGGAAATCCCAGCAGATTTGCTTCTAATGTCCTTCAATGCCTCTTACTCTGCTTCCCGTGCGGCACTGTTGGAAGCATGGAAAGGCTTTAAAATGCGCAGAGAGTGGTTGACTGACGATTTTTGCAGACCGGTCTATGAAATCTGGCTGACAGAGGCTGTTGCCAGAGGACGCATTTCTGCGCCGGGTTTTTTAACAGACCCGCTGATTCGGGAAGCATACCTTGGCAGTGAGTGGATCGGGCCGTCACAAGGACAGCTGGACCCAACGAAAGAAGTGGCTGCTGCTGTGACTGCCATTGAGAACGGTCTGACAACCCGTGAAGCGGAAGCGGTGAAGCTCAACGGCAGCGAATACACAAGAAATGTGGACAAGCTGGCAGTGGAAAATGAGCAACTGAAAAAGGCCAATGGCATACAGGAAGAATTGTTGCAGGATAGTACGAACAAGAAGGAGGATGGCGAGAATGCCGATTCCGATGATGAAGAATAAACCATACACCATTGCTATGGTGGGGAAAAATGATGCCGAGGTCAATCTGTATGGCGAAGTGGTACAGAGCCATCCTACCGACTGGTGGACGGGAGAAAAGGTTCCCGGTAATTTTATAGCGCTGGATGAGTTTCTGAATGACCTGAATGAACTGCATACAAAAGACAATATTACCGTTCACATCAATAGTGTGGGCGGTGATTTTTTTGCCGGTCTGGCGATCTATAACCGCCTGCGGACCATGGATGCCAGTATCACTACAGTCAATGACTCGCTGGCGGCCTCTGCTGGCTCCATCAT